AAATGCCGCGGGCGTCGGCCTCGGGTCCCCCGCGGGGGGTGGGGAAAAGGCGGGGCAGTCTGAAGAAAAAAGAGAAGCCGAAAATGCTCAGTATGTCAACGTAAACGGTAAAGATTACTACTACAGCGAAAAAGACAACACGATGATCCGTGTAAAAGAAAATGGAACACGGATGAATGTTTATAGTCAAAAGGAAAATGATGAAGCCAAAGCGGCATGGGATAGGAAGTATGCTGCTGCTAACGAGAACTCTAAAAAACTTCACGAAAAATATGGCGACGGAACCAACATTGACAAGGGAGCCATAAATTCACAAATTGAGGCGTTAAAAGCCGCTTTTGAGTCGGGAACATCTGCAACAAAAGATAATACAAAAGCGATTAAAGAAGCGAAAACGTATCAAGTAGAAGCGCCAATTGGTCAAGAGGTTGTAAACATAGCGTCGAGGCATCCTGAAGGGGAACAATGGATGTCGCCGCTTGTCGAGGATGCCCGCGTACAATGCGCCGCTTTTGTTTCCGCGTTGTATCAGGAAGCAGGCATACAAGGGTTGAACTCAATTAACGGGAATCAGCTTGTAAATCAGTTCGGCACGGCCTATCACACAGCGGGAACGGGATACGTACCGCAGGAAGGCGACATGATAGATTGGAAAGACCATGTCGGAATCTATGCGGGAAACGGTGAATATATAGCGAGAAACTCGACCGGCGGAGTGCATCGCGGCAGTATGTCGGAAGCAAATCAATGGTTCGGTAATCCGCTTGGCTACGGATCGATAGGTGAGTACACCGGAGGCAAAACAGTAACACTTACGACTGATGAAATCGGTAAAAAAGCTAATGAGGCGCTGAGACGGTTAAATCAGGCAAAAGAAGAGGCAATTCGGCTGTTTTCGACGATGCAGGAATCTATAGACAGCGAAACCGAAGGTGCCTACATGTCCGGTATGAACAAACTGGCGGAAGACATCAGACAGAAGCAGGAAGAGATTAACAAGCTATCTAATGCCGGTATTCCGAAAGACGCGGTAGAACAACTGCAAAAACAGCTCAGTACATACGGAACGGTCATGAAACAAAAGCTGACCGACACGTGGACAGAAAGTTGGAACAAAATCAAGACCGAAACGAAGCAGATAGGTGCAGAGCTCACTGGAGACTTTAAAGCACTTGCCGATGCTGAGTATGAGGCTACAGTTAATGCGCTCAACAAAGAAAGAACGGAACGTTTAAAAGAAGTCTCTAAAAACAAAGAAGATAAAGAAGCGATGGTGGCTGTAGAAGAATGGTATACTGCTAAGACTGCCGAAGCTGCAAAGAAACGTACAGAGGCATATAGAGAGTCATTTGAAAAACAGGCAAAATACGCAATAGATAACCATCGTTCAGATCTGCTTAGGGCATTAACGAGCAGCCGTGACGGGCAAGACTATATGAACTGGAAAGGACAGACAGAAGCCCTTGAAACGTATCTGAGCATCTGGAAGACGGGGCATGAGTCAATGCAGTCGCAGATTGCAGAACTTGCGGAGAGCTCAACTGATAAATTCCAGGAGTTTTTCCAAAACATTTTGACAGGATCAGAAACACTCGGAGACTCGCTGTATAATCTCATAACAGGAATCGGAGAGACAATACTACAGCAGATTACGCAACAATGGGCAGGGCGCCTGACAGAATCTATATTCGGCGGCAGTTTGCTTGGCGGGGGAAATAATAATGACAGTAACGGCGGAACATACGACAATGGTATGAATACAATGTTTGATGCGTTCAAAAACAACCTAAGCGCGTCTAATGTAGCACTGGGACTTTTCTCCGGCAGCACACAAAAAGGCGGAATGGTCATGGGCGCATACAATGTCATCCAAAACGCTATTAATACAGGCACAAAGCCGACAGAAGTCGGAGCAACCGTTACTGCTACAGGCGCTTTGGCAGCATTCACTACAGCAGTCGGTGCGGCTACTGTAGCACTGCAGCTTATGTCTGCAAAGTCGGGGTTCGGATTTGGCATGTTTGGATTTGCGACCGGCGGATCTATCAGCGGTCCGGGGACGGCTACATCAGACAGCATTCCAGCTTGGCTGTCTAATGGTGAGTACGTTCTCAATGCTGACGCTGTCAGAAAAGTAGGATTACCGCTGCTTAATGCAATAAATTCAGGACGTATGCCGCGTTTTGCCAAAGGCGGAGCGGTAAAGACTGCAGACATCCGGAATATAGAGTCAACAACGATCACGAAAGGCGGAAACAGATCAGTACATTTGGATATCAATACTCTTGATGCCGCGTCGTTTGCGGATTTCTTACGTAATGGCGCCGTAGACGAAATTCGGAAAGCATTTTTTGAAGAAGATTTGAATTTTGCAGGAAATAGCGGGGTGTTCTGATGATACTTAGGAAATTCCCGGAGGATCTTAACGGATTGGCTTGGGAAAGTATAAAATCAATGGATTGGAATACAAAAGTACAAAAATCGGGAAGCGGTAAAGTACGTACGCTTACAACACAGCTATTGCCGAACTGGACGATAGAAACGAAATTCCAGATATTGACAGATGAACAATATAGAAAGCTATTGGGATTTGTAGCACTGTTAAAAGGCGCGCATATCCCTTTTTTGTGGCTTGATCCGGAAGACTATGAAGAAAAAGGAATACAGCTGCCGCTGATCACGAACGGAACATATCAAGCCGTTATGAAGATGGGCGACTATGTAGAGCCGGTAGAGTACATTGAAAAAGTAACTGTATATATTGACGGCGTGAAACAAGCAAGCAGTGCATACACAGTTACCGGCGGGACGGTGAAACTCAAAACTGCACCAGTAAGTACGGCAAAAGTTACAGCGGACTATACATATTACTGGAAAGTTATGTTTGCAGACGACGGAATAGATATTGAACGGCAGTATCTTAACATCAACAAGTCTAAAACATTTAAGTTGGAGGTAGTCCGATGAAAACAGTGAATAAATCTCTTGAGACTTATCTTGAGACAGAAAAGAAGATTACTTCTTGCGATCTATACGAGCTTGTCTTAGACAACGGCAATAAGTATTACTATGCCGATACCGATATAGACATATCTTTTGGCGGGCATACGTACTTACATAACGCATTGTTGATTAAGAGACAGCAAGTCAAAATACACGATCGTGTGGTAGTTGATACAATGACCGTTACAGTTCAGGCCGATGTCAACGACAAATTGGAAGAACTTCCGTTCTTACGGGCGGCACATAGCGGGGTGCTTGATAGAGCTAAGTTGTATCTCCGCCGCTGCTTCTTCCGCGATCAGTCTGTCGTGGGCGCGATTGACCTGTTCGGTGGAAACGTAGAAGTTAAATCCGCCGGCGGTATCAAAATTGAATTATCTGTGAAAGCCGAAACACAAGGTCTCAACATGGAATTTCCGGTTCGCAGGTATTATCCGCAGGGGAGTTATACGACGAACGAAGACGGCGTCATTTACAGTAAAGAAACCGATGCCGCGACGCTGATAGCTCCGTTCGTGCCGCGAAGAGAGGTACTCATATGACAGACGGCGAAAGGATAACAAAAGCAGCTGCAGAATGGCTGGGCACGCCGCACATCAACGGCGCAAAGGTAAAAGGTCGCGGTGTAGACTGCGGTATGCTCATAATCGGATGCGTCGAAGATGCGGGATTGCTGAAAAAAGACAGTATCCCGATCGAACCATACAGCAACGAATGGCACTTGCACCACAGCGAAGAGTGGTTTTTGAGTTATGTACAGAAATATTGCGACGAAGTAGAGACCATGCAGCCCGGGGATTTTCTGCTGTATCAATTCGGACGGTGCATTTCCCACGGTGCTGTCTATGTCGGTAAAGGACGGGTTATTCACGCTTATATAGACCGCGGCGTGGTCATGACAGACCTTTCTGATGTAATGTTTTTTGACGCAAAAGGCAGGAGCCGCTTGCGTGGAATTTACCGATTTAACAAAAAGAAGGTGAGACGATGAGCTTTTTTCGCGGAAGAACGACAACGACAAGAGCAAATAAAATAAGTGAATTTACAGTCAACACCGCAGAATATGGAGCCGTTGTACCTGAAATTATCGGTACGGTACGCACTGCGGGAAATGTGATCTATTATGACGATTTCACCGCTCACGAACACCGAGAAACGCATAAAGCCGGAAAAGGCGGCAAATCTAAGCAAGTCAGCATTACCTACACCTACACTGTAGCGGTCATTTTAGGACTTTGCGAGGGTCCTATTTCCGGAATCGGCAAAGTATGGATCGGTAAAAATGTACACAATTATCCGGCGGACGACATTCAACTGACGCTGTTTGATGGAAAAGAGAATCAGCAGCCATGGGCATACACACAGGGAAAGCACCCGGAAAAAGCCTTGCCGTATCCGGGGCTTGCCTACATGGCCGGAGTTATTGATTTGGGCGATTCTGGCTCGATGCCGTCGTACAATTTTGAAGTGAAAGGCAGGCTATTAGAAACAGGCGACGGTATCGATGTAAATCCTGCCGATTATATCCGATACGTCTTAGATAAAATCGGTAAAAAGGACATGCAGATCATCGGATTGGATAATTATCGGAAGTACTGCAAAGAAGCCGACTTGCTTATTTCATCTCCGCCGGACGAAGACGCAAAAGCCGCCCGGGAAGTTGTAAATGAAATTGCTAAATTAACCAATGCATATGTTTTCTGGTCAAATGACAAGCTAAAAATCGTACCGTTGGCAGATAGACCGGTAGGGAACTGGGCACCGGATAAAACAGGCATTACAGACCTGACAGCGGATGATTTCCTGCCGCAGTCCGGCGGGGCTCTTGTGACATACAAAAGAAAAGACAGCTCTGCGATCTATAATCAGTTTCCGGTAGAGTTTATCAATCGCGCGAACGGCTACGAAAAAGAATCAGTCAGCTATGAATTTACTGAAGACATCAAGAACTACGGCGTAAGAGCCGCAAGCGTAACGAACGCCCATTATGTCTACACAAAAGAACGGGCAGTTAAAATTGCCGAACAATTAGCAAGAAACAACAAGTACGAAAGAACGCAGTATACGTTTAAACTCGACTGGAGCTTATGCCGCTTAGAAGTTGGGGATTTAGTGCGGCTAACCGATGAAAATTCGGGTATCTATGAGCAGGTTGCAGTTATTAACGGCATCACAGAAGGTACCGATGGGTGCTTAACCGTAACGGCAATATCAAGAGCGCCGGGAGATTATCCTGCGGCAAAATACAACGTACATGCTAACGATAGGCCGTACATTGACTACAACAAAACCGCGCCGGATACCGTTCCGGTTATTTTTCAACCGCCCGCGGATCTTACCGCCGACGGACTGGAGCTCTGGATTGCTGCCAAAGGCAAAGCGGACGGCTGGGGCGGCTGTACTGTCTACGTCTCTGACGACAATACAAATTATCGAACAGTCGGACAAATTGCAGGCTCCGCGCGATGTGGTAAATTAATGCAGCCGTTGTCACCGATACCGAATCATCCATCGGGTAATCAAGTACTTGTAACGTGTAATGACCAGTTGCTTAGTGGTACGCCGCAGGACGCGCAGCGCAAGAACACGTTGTGCTGGATAGACGGCGAGTGTATGAGTTACATCAACGCTACGCTGCAGTCGAACGGCGCGTGGCTGCTATCAGGATTGTACCGCGGACAGTGTAATACGGCTGTCAGAATGCACGCTAAAAATACAGATTTTGTCCGTCTTGACAATTCTGTGTTTAAAGTACCGTTTGCGAAAGACGACGTCGGCAAAAAAATCTACATTAAATTCTGCTCATACAACATCTTCGGCGCAGGTCAGCAGGATCTGTCCGAAGTCAAAGCTTACGAGTACACACTCACGCCGTATTACATACCGCCTGTGACAAATATCACAGCACATAACCGTTATAGACAGCTTGCGGACGGTGTGTCTCGCTATGACATCGTTGTTAATTGGACACCGCCAGAACTGCAATCTTATCTGCAAGGTGACGTCTGGTACAAAACCAGCAACGGGCAGGCAAAAGATCTTGTTATCAAAGAGGGCACAAAGGGCTCTGAACTCGGTTTTGACAGTGAGTGGACGTTCGGCGGCAGCGGAAAAGACCAGGTCGTCATTCCGCAGGCCATCGGCGCCATTGTCGACGCGGGCACTCACGAACGTTTCGAAACGATCCAGGTGTCAA